CCCTGCCGTCACACACGGAACTGAGCTTACAGACGGTGCTGTGGCAAACACTAAGGTCTTAGAGTTGGACTATGAGCGTTGGATTGATGTTCCGTTTGATACTGCGCTGAATTCAAACCACTTCACGATGATTGCCCGTGTCAAACTTGAGAGAAACAGCATTCCTATTTTCGCAATAGGCGAAATTGGTGAACACGCCAAAACATTAGGTTATCAGCGTTTCTCGCTTGCAATTGATGGTGCTATGCTGAAGGTGTTTGTTGGTGACGAAGAACCTGTTTATTTCGGCGGTGAAGTTAATGTTGGCAAATACATCAATAACGAGTGGCATACCATTACAGCAACCGTTGATTTGGACAATTGGCGCATTGAGGTCTTCATCGATGAGGAAAGTGTCCTTATTGTGGACGAGAAACCTATCACCTTCCCATACAGCACGGATGGGGCTGTGAATCTATTCAGCATTAAGGATGCAATTCACAACACCATCGATGAAAACGATACAATTTACGGTGTGCAGTCATCGCAGCTTGTATCAGACTTCATCGAAGTAACGCCTAATACAATGCATTGGCTTATGTCTGAAGTGAAGAATAGTTATAGCGATGGCTATCTGTTTTACGGTATCTATGATGCCGACAAAACACTCATCAATGAGGTTGTTGCCGAGGAAAATTATTCAACGTCTGCCGACGGTTTGGTTGAACGTTCAATGAGTTTCACAACACCAGAAAACGCCAAATATGTCAAAGTCGGAGGTAGTTATCTGCAAAACGGTCAAGGTCGTTTGATATTTGCCAGAGTTGACGATAAACCAGCGTACAATTTGCGTGAAGGTGATAAGTGGTTGTATGAGTTGCCTGAAACGCAAACAGCGTATTTAGGTGTTCGCCGACACAATGGTTCAGACTCTTACTCCGACAACGGAGCGGCAATCAGTGACTTCCTGCTGTACGGCAGAGTGTTGAATGAGACTGAGATGGGACTTGTGTTAAGCAAACTCATTGCGCGTAAATGGCCAGAATTCGTCGGTGTTGAGATTGAAACGGAGCGAAACAATCTGGCATCTTGGCAGAAGTTTAAATGGGTTGTTGAAACGACACTATTTGACTAAACCTAGAAAGCAACATCTAACCTGTGCTATCATAGTTCGGGTTAGATGTTTTTTTCATTAAGGAACTAAATCAATGAAATCTATAAAACAATGGGTTGTTGTACACTTTGCAACCGAACTCAAAATATTCACAATTCTCATCATGCTCTTAACATTGGGTGTCATGTTGTATGACCGACACATCAATGACGCAGTAATGCCAAACTTTTACCAAGTGAGCAAGGATGACTGGTGGTTCTGGTTCTTGGCGAATCTGTCGGGTGCGATTGCGAATATAACCCTGTTGATTAATACCAAGTGCATTAAATGCAGATTGCTTAGTGATTTGATGCTACAATTATCAGGGTTCTTGATATTACTAATGGGCTGGGCATTTCTCGCAGCGTATCCGCCCTTGAATGCGTTCATGGTTTTGTATCCGATTTGGGGTATCCTGATTATTGTTGCAGGTCGTCACATGGGGAAGGCTAACCGCGAACTGCATCAACAATTGGGATAATAAAATGTGGAACGACATACTCAACTTAAATACAATAGTAGGCATGGTGGCGGCAGCAATCGCCGTACTTTTAGGGGTTTCCATTAAAGAAGTCGGGTATCGAGTTTATATCTTGGTGCTTATTACAGCAGTTTTGAGTTCTGCTGCGGTAATTGAGACTTGGATGGGAAATAGCACAGTTATGAAATCAGCAACGGTTGGATGGGTTATCGGCTATATCGCGGATGACGTTCTTCTGACAATCAATGCCCTATTGCCTGATTTTATAAAAGACTTGGTTGATACTGTAACCAATGGCGTTAAGCGAAAGCTGAGAAAGTGGTTTGGTATTGACGAACACGACGAAGGTGATTATAATTAAACATACCTAAAGACGGTATATTTTCCTTTGTTTGAGTGGGTTAAACCCCTCCGATTTAAAAGTCGGAGGGGTTATTTTTATTTGTCGCCAGAAGCGACGGCAGCTTGGATTTTCGGAGCAAACATGCTGGAGACAGTACATTTGATACGCGGACAGTCTTTTCGGTCAACAATATCGCCTGTTTGCGGATTGATACCTTTTCCGCCTTTACGCATGGTTGCTTTCATGCGACAAACATCACCAATCAACACGGTCTTGCCAGTCAACAGGGATTCATCCAGAGTCTTGACGAATCTGTTGTATTGGGCGGTAGCTTCGTTCTTGCTCACATTGCCGTTCTTCATCAACATAGCGATGAAGGCTTCTTTATTTACGTTCTTCATTTAGTTTATCCTTAAGTGTGTTGTAAACATTAACAAGTGCATCTTTCGACGCGGAACACTCATTATACTTGGTAATGGTGTTAAATTGCCATAAATAATTAGCTTTTGCGCTCAAATCCGTGATTTCTTCCAGTGGGGCGCATGGGGCTGACAAATTACTTGGCAGGACTGGTAGGGTTAGGTGTGATATAGCGACTTCGGATTTTGTCGTTGAGCAAGCCGATACCAGTAAGCTCATGGCAATTGCCATTGACATAAACACCTGTTTGCAGCAGTTTCGCAATTTCATTTCGTTGAACCCTTTCTTCTTTGATTTCGTTCATCACATATTCGCTATGTCGAGCGAACTCTTCGTTTAGGTTGGCTGAGAGCGTCTGAGAGAGCTTCTGAGTGTCAGACAATACCTTTGCCATAGCATCGGCCTTTCCCTTCGTATATGACGCTTCTACAAGCCCTGCAACGCGATACTTCTCAATCACGCCGCCGATACCCAGAACAAGGATTGCTGCGATGACAATACCGATTGGTTTTGTGAGATATTTCATCATTACTTCATAGCCTCCGCCAGTTTAACGTGATAACGGTTTTTCTCATACGCCGCGCCATTGTAGGCACGGGCAAACGAACGGCACTTCTCTGGGTCAGTTGAGAGCATGTTGTAGGCAGGCAAAATCTTGGCAACATTCAGGATGTATGAGACCAACAATTCGTATTGAGCCAGTTCACTACGGCTACATGCGTGTAACATCTCAATCGGATGGTTATAGCCGCATTGCGCATAGTATTCACCCATTACCTGAAACTTGCCGATAGACACGCTCATCAACGCGGCCAGAGGGTCTTTACCGATTGCCAGTGAGAGCTTCTCCCAACTGTCGTTAATGCCGTTGTTGTTCGCATCCATGGTGTAATCACCAGCCAGAGGGTTGGCAAACCATGATTTCACGCGGTTTACAGCGTTGTGTACATGCTTCCAGAACTTGTGGCGTTCGTAGAGGATTTTCGGCAGGCCGCTGTTAAACCAACCGCTACCAGCACTTTCAACCTTGGCAATAGCTTTGATACGCTTGTCATTTACGTCACCGAGACGGCGAACCAGTGTTTGCATTTCTTCGGCGGTGATGGCTTTTGCATTTCGGCAGGTCATAGCAGCGATGAATTCAGCACGGGATGACGTACCCCATACGCCGTCGACTTCGAGGTTTGTACCGCAGTTCACGTTTAACCATGCCTGAATCCATGCAACATCCAAGTCACGAGCCATCGCGCGTTGCGTAACGCTTAACAGCGGTGTTTTATACATATCCATATTAAGTATCCTTTTATAAAAAGAACCCTCAGTTTACCGCGAAACCGAGGGTTTATCAATTACAGGTCGAAATCAGCCAAGTCTTTGCTATCTACTGACGCATCAACTTGCCCAATCAGGTATGACGAGATTTCAACCTCTTGCGGAGCAACCTGCACGTTGTCAGATGACAGCCATGCGTTAATCCATGAGATTGGATTCTGCGTTGATTTTGGAAACAGCATGTCAAGGCCGATGGCACGCATACGCTGGTTGGTGATGAATTCGACGTAATTGTTCAGGATGTCTTTGTTCAAACCCAGCATAGAGCCGTCTTTGAACAGATAGTCAGCCCATTCTTTTTCCTGTTCAACTGCGGTTTCGAAGATTTTTACAATCTCGGCCTGATTTTCAACCCAGATTTCAGCCATTTCAGGGTCATCCGCACCAATTCGCCAGTAATTGAGGATGGTCTGGGTTACAGACAGATGTAACGCCTCATCACGGGCAATGAGCTTGATAATCTTGGCGTTGCCCTCCATCAACTCGCGTTCGGCAAAGGCGAACGAGCATGAGAAGGAAACGTAGAAGCGGATGGCCTCCAATACGTTCACGCAGACCATGCACAACATTAAGCGGCGTTTGAGTTCTTTGCGGTCATACTCCATGCCCATGTGCATCCGCATTGTATATTGAATCAGGTTGTCGTAGTAATCGCCGATAACCGTGGCGCGGCACATAATTGCGTCGTTAACCATAATGTCGTCAAGTACCGTTGACGGGTTCGGATACACGTTGCGGATAATGTGTGTGTAACTTCGAGAATGGATACCTTCAAAGAACACCCACGCGTTGATGAACTCTTCGATTTCAGGTAGTGATGTCAGCGGTAGGAATGCCACCGAAGGACTGCGGCCTTGAATCGAATCGAGAAGGGTTTGATATTTCAGGTTGCTGGTGAAGATGTGCTTCTCAGCATCGCTGAGTTTGCCAAAGTCGATACGGTCGCGGCTCAAGTCGATTTCATCGGGTCGCCAGAAGAAGCTGATTTGCTTTTCATACATCTTGTCGAAGAACTCATACTTCTGTTTGTCATAACGCTGTACGTTGATGTTGTTGCCCAAGAACATGGGTTCAGCGGTTGCGTCGTTTACAACCTTCGGGAAGATGGAGTATTGGTTATTGGAATTCACGAATAAGACCTTTCTCTTTATCGCGGTTACGTTGTTTACGTTTCATTGCCATGTTGTATGCGCGTTGGCAATCATGGCATCGGTAGAGGTATTGAATACCGCTTGCATAATTATCATTTCTTCGGGAAGGGAAATGGTCGTCATCAAGCGGATATTCGACACCGCAATTCTTACAGACGCGGAATTTATCCATTTTGGTATTCCTTTTTAATTACGGCCTCCCCATGCTCGTTGAAGATGATGTATGCGAGGCGTGCGAGCGGATTCTCGCGTTGCAATTTTCCGCATTCACGACGCGCATTCTTTTCAATTTCAGGCAAACCTTTGTGATTTGCCACTGGTGTTGTGTGAGTCTCAACATACGCCTGCGCGTTGTTGTTGTATTCCATAAAACAGATTTTGCGTTTCATAATAGTCTTTCAGTTATTGATTAATATGTGAGTTTTCGAAGTTTACCATTTAATTCTTTCAAAGCCATTGCGTAAAGACGGGCTTTGTTATAGGTTTCAAACAGAAAACCGTCTTTTTGCTTACGCTCAAGGCTTGCTTTTGTGTTGCGAGTACACTTGATAGACACCGCTTTGATTTCACCAACTGTGAGTTCTGGTAAATAATAGGTCTCACCGATTGTAAGCTCTTCACCATAGGGAACTGGAAACCAAACACCCTCAATCGATAATTGCGTAGGTTTTTGTCGATAGAGCTTATTAGTAGCCCATTCTGGGTTCTTTCGTAAAGTAACCCATTTATCAGCTTCTGGGTCGTAAACTTCCCAAAACTTCCACGGGGAATCGCTTACAGCAGCGTCTTTTGCGTACAGTTCCATTAATTTTGCGTGAATATGTTTAGCCATTTTAATTTTCCTTTTCTAATTCTTCGTAGAAACGACTGTGGATTTTCTTGTTTAACTCGCTCAGTGCTTCAACATAACGTTCACAGTCGTCGCGTTGTTCAAAAATCAAACCTTGTTTAAGTAAGACGTTGAATTTCTCAACATTCATAAGCTCACGGTTGATTCTTCCCACAACAACACCAGAATCGGTTACATATATTGTAAAGTAATCCCGATTTGTTGAATCATCCTTTGCAATGGAAATTGGGACTGGGAATTCTACGCCGTCAATGTTAACCACTTTCGCCCTACGACGATATTTTGCCTCATGTGACCATGCTGGGTGATTTGTTAGTCTGTACCATACAGCTTCATCCTTTAGTTGAAATTCCCATAACTTCCATGGTTCTGCCGTTGTCATCGCATCTTCGGCATACTGTTTCATGAGTTCTGCATGTGGATGTTTATTCATTTTCGCCGTCCTTTTGTATATCAAGTAATGTTAAGGTTTCGCTAATTGCGTCATTGATTCGCATGCACAGATTGATGTCTGACTTTTTGAGGGAATCGCGCAATAGTGGCAGCAATAATTCTGGAATAATCTGCTCAATATCAGCAACAATATTCTCACCGTCATATATGCTATCAATATCCAATAGTTTCCGTGGGCTGGTTGTAACAACCCCTCTTATTTGACTAAAGAAGTAGATATTACAGTTATATGTCATATCAACTTCTAGCCACTTAAGCCGTGCTATACCAAGTCGTAATCGCTCGTTTTCTGTCGTCACACGGTTGACATACTCTTCAACAGTGTCGACATCCTCAATAAAACCACCCAGCGCGTTTTGCGCAATCATCATCGGGCTTGCATTAAGAGATATTAGCTGGTCGCATAGGCTTAAATTAGCTGCTGCAATGTTTCGTAATGCAAATTTGATGTCATCTTCTTCCATAATTTAATACTCCTTAAACACGTTATATTCCTTTGCTTCAACAACCCTTGAAGGCTTGTCAATGTATCGCACCCGACCACCTCTTGTATGAGTATGACGATAGCCGAACACGAGCAGCTTAACTTTCCCAGATTTGGTAAAACCGAGGTGATTACAATACATTAAGTAATGAATTCTTGATTTTGAGTTGAAAGAATGCTTACATCGCAAGACATACTTTCCATCCCAGTACGCTGGTTGTTCTTTACAGATAATCATGGCAAACCCTCAATTTACTCATCGTTATCACCTTCGAGCATAAATTCAAACACATAGCCGATGGAGGAAGTCGCTTGGTGCATTCCTTCAACATCACCATCCTCAATGTACACGTCAAGCATCGGTTTCAACAGCTTCGGCACAATTTCTTCAACGGTCAGAACAAAGGCTTCCCCGTCATAAATTGAGTCGTCACTGAGCAACTCTTCAATCGTACCCCACGAAACACCTTCGTCTTCATTGAAAAAGTAAACGTTTTCGTTATAAGGGAGGTCAATGTCGTTATCGTACAGGCAATTCAGTGCTGAACGGACGCGCTTATAGCGGTCTTGTCTATTGAGTATGTCTTCTTCAACGTCATCAATTCTGCTTGTGCTCAAGATTTTTGTGAATCAATTCAGCAGGAGCTTTCATACTCAGCATTTTCTCGGTTAAACGCGACAACTCAATATTTGCCTTGAGCAACATCTCACGCAGTTCTTCGTCGGTATAAGCCATTTTGGTTTCCTTCGTTTGTTGTTAGTTGGTGAGTGAATAGTATACCCCTGTATAAGTATTGTCAAGCAATTAAAAAGCACTTAACTGTAAAATACAGCTAAGTGCTTCATTTATTACAACATTAAGTTACTGACGAATTTTCTTTTCAGTAACAACCGCTGGCTCACGCACAACGACAGTCTCTTTGACAATCACCTGCTGTGGAGCAACCACGGCTTTCGGCTTCGCGCCAAAGAAGTATGCTGCGCTCAAACCCACGCCGATGTTCTTACGGGTATCGGCAGATACACCGCCTTTGAAACCCCATTTACCGTTTTCAGTGATATGGGACGCGCCGATGGCGATGGCGGCTTCATTCTTGAACGAACCTGCGCCGACGGTGATTGCGCTTTGACCTGCTTCGTAAGGTTGCATCATCGTACCGATTGCGATTGCACCAGCGATACCAGCGTTGCTGTCGCGTCGGTTTTTATTGATGTCGTTACGGATTGAGTCGAAGTTACCGTCAATCAGCTTATTCAGTTCGATGATTTTTTCACGCAAATCACGGTCACGCAATTTCAAGTCATAAATTTGCGACTCCTGTGTTTCCATCCAAGAAGAGTAGGACTGCACCGTGTTATAGACGTTGGTGATGCGTTCGCTGTTGGTGCTCACCTGAGAGGCGACGGCGTACAGTTGTGAACCATTTACCGCGTCGGTTGATGTTTTGGTTACATTACCAGCGGCCACGTTTTGCAGCTGGCGTTCAAAGCCTTCCGAACCGAAAGACACGACGGATGTCGGACGATGGCCTGCGTAGTTACCGTAAGTCACGCCGTCAATGGTTGTATTCACAACGCCTTTGAAGTCGCTTGTGGTGGAGTTAAAGCCGACAGCAACGCTGCTGTAATGATTAGCTTTGGCGTTTGTACCGACAGCAGTGCTGAAACGTGCTTCCGTTGTCGCGCCGCTACCGACTGCGGTAGACTGGTCGCCACGGGCTACCGAGGCTTGACCCAGTGCCACGCTTTGACCACCAATGGCGTTTGCGTGCAGGCCGAGGGCTGCTGAACTGTTACCCTTCGTCGTGGCATGTGCGCCCACGGCGGTCGATGCGGAGCCTTCAGCCAGTGCGCCTTTACCGAGTGCTGTCGTGGAGTAGCCCTTCGCCCACGACGCGCTACCGAATGCCTGCGATGTCACGCCGCTCGCCTTTGAGTGCACACCCACGGCAGTGGAGAGATTTGCGTATGCATGTGAGTGCATACCGACAGCAGTTGAGCCTGCGCCTTCAGCAGTGACGTAATTGCCGATAGCGACTGCACTGCGACCTACTTCAGCCATGGTTAATTGGGACGACGCTACAAACGTAACGCACAGAGCAATGAGAGTTTTCTTCATGGTAGAACCTTTCTTTGGTAAGTTAAATATCGTCTTCGTCACGATGCTTGAGGCGCATCTCAACTTGACGCTGGGTTCGGCGAGCAATCACCGATTTGGGTAGCGGTTTCGGATAAGAAATACCGCCGTGCATGACAGCATTGCGTCTGTCAAAATTACTACGGAATACCTTAATGTCATTCCGCGATAAGCGTTTCATTGTTGCAGTCATTATTAGTCCTGTTTAGCCAAGTATTGAGTAACGTCAGTAATATACCCGATTTGACGAATACAGTCTTCATACGCGTTATGCGTTGCTTCAGGCACTGTTTGCTGCAAACGAGGGAACATATCGCCGATTGTTCGGAGTGAGCGACAATCACGAACTTCCCAGAAATTAATCAACGTCATGTTTGGGTTGATAATGCGTTTGAAAGCGTTGTTGAGTAATTCCACGTCGAACGTACCTGTATTCCATACAAGGAGACCACCATCGCCGCGAGCGTCGTCAAACAGAGCTTGCATTCGATGTAACGTGGAAGCCAAAACCTCTTTACCCTCGTCTTTGGGATTCAGTAATTCGGCAAGATAACCACGGTTTGTTTTATACCACCACTCAAGAGTTTCTACGCTGATAATAGCACCTGCTTGTTTATCCAAGCCATGACGTACATGAAATGTACCATGCTTATACACTTCACCAGATACAGGGTCAAAACAAACCAAAGCCGTTTCGAGGATATGTGCATTCGTTTCTGACGAAAGTGTTTCTAAGTCGACCATGAAGTGATGTTTGTTATTGATTACTTTCATTTTGATTTCCTTCTTTGAGTTTAGATTTACATGTTTCCAACATGCCGATTAGGGTATCGAGTTCCTCTTCGGATAAATCAGCAAACGCATAATGAGTTTCTGTTCCGTAGCCAGTGATAGGATGACAAACGTCTTCGCGTGTATGCTCAATGCTGATACGAGCCAACCCATGTTCGCTGGGAGGAGATGCAATCTCCACGCGCAAGATGCTTTGATGCGTTGCTGTTGCGCCGTCACGATTAGTACCATGCCAGAACATAACTTCCATTTCGTCTTTGTATTTCATATCACATACCTACGTCGAATTCTTTGAATTTGTCTTTAAACTCACGCATTGGGCGCGTGTAGACAACACCTGTTGATTCAGAGCGGTATACCGCTTGTTCCAAGCCAGATACTTCGGAGCGTGCTACCAGTAAGAGTCGATACAGGCCGCCTTTATAGTGCTGGTAGAGTGGGAAATCATGCTTGGTTTTACCGTACAAGACAGTACCAGTGATTTTACTTTTTGCTGGAATACCGAGCATACCTTTCAATGCTTTCATAATCATTTTCAAGTTCCTTTGTTTGTTGTAATTTTAAACTTCATCCATTTTCTTTTTCAGACGACCAATTTTTTTATAGGTTAAAAGATGGCGTAATTTAAAGAAGATGTCAAAATCAACATTCAATTCACGGTCAATTACATCTGCTACAACAACGCCGTAATTGTCAACGTAAGCAGCCGCCAGCGGCGCACCTTGAATCGGCATTGGGTTGCTTCGGATAACAAGCACTCGACCCGTATTGACGTTTTGTCACAATTCACCTTTCGCTGGGGTCATGCTTTGAATAAGTGCCTCCATTTGCTCTTGTGGGTCGCTATATTGCATAGCTTCCTCAATGTCTGAGCGGCGTGGCTTTTTGTTAAATACATGATACTTCATGATTAATTCCTTCGTTTGTTGTTGGTTGATGTGTGAATATTATATTCAAGAATAAGTATTGTCAAGCAATTAAAAAGCACTTAGCCGTAAAATATAGCTAAGTGCTTCATTTGTCAGAGTATTAAATTACAAATAATTTATTGTAAGAACCCTGTTTCGCTGGATAACCGTATTCGCCGACACGCTGTTGTCAAGCCAATTGGCACGAACTTGGTTGATTAACGACTGTGTATAGATGTCATTATCGGTATAGCTGATTTGCGCAGCCGTATTGCCGACGTAGAAGCGTGCGGTTGGTCGACCGAAATCAGCAGGCAAATGCAACTGATTATTGCGGAAGAACAATTTATCGGCGGCCTTCAATGACGTGGCTTTGGTCACGGTATTCTTCGAAGTAACCTTCACAACGTTGTTCTCGATGATAACAGAATGGTCGTTTGCAGCATTACTGTTCTCTTCAACGTAGAAAGGCACGCCGTCGCAATATTCGCATTCCATGATATTGTCGGAGAACAAGAAGTCACCCATGCCGTATTTGACGGCTGGTGCTTTGGCAAACGCAGACAGGAATGAAGTCAGACGACCGTTACCAGTGATTCGGTTGTTCCGAATCTTCACGTTTGGCTTGGCTTCTTGGTCGTTGTTTCGATACTCGATACACCAATAAGAACCGCGCTGAATCGTGTCGATTTTATTCATACCCGTAATCGTGTTGCCTTCGATGATGATTTCAGGGTTGACCTGCGTAACCCATTGCTGCCACGGCTGCTGCTTGATTTCGATGCGGATACCGCTTTCACGATAGTAGTCCATGTTCAGGTCTAACTGTGCGCCTTCAGCCACGTTCTCGTCGCGCTCAAGCACGAATGTGCCGTCAAAGTGAATGGTGTTGTTTACGAGGCGGATGTAGGCCACTGGATACTGGCGGTTCTCGTATGCAAAACCATGGAGGCGGTTGTCGAGAATGTTGTTCTCTTCGGCGATGAAGTCCAAGGCATCGTGTGAGTCCAAACCCTTACGGTAGTTGCGTTCGAGTTTGTTACCCTTAATCATGCTGTTCAGGCCGAAGTTGAGAGAGCCTGACAGAGCGGTGATACCGTAACCAGTGCCGCCGTTGGCCTCATGACCGTTGTGGTGACAGTAGTTATTGAATGCTTGGAAGTCTTTCTGCCAAGCGTAGGCGATACCAGCCACACGGTTGTGGTGTGAATGGCAATCGATAGCGCGGTTACCACTGGCCTTAATGGTTGATTCACGCAACTGTTCAAGCGTGATGCGGCCTTTCTTGAACTCTTCACCCAGAGCGATAACTTCGCCGTTATGCGAGGTGAAGAAGATGCCGATGCGGTTAGAGCCTTTGGATTCCACGCGCTGCACCAAGCCGTTGGTAGTATCAACCATCATGATATTCATGACAGAACCACGATAGGTTTCACCCTTCCGATAGAATGTGCCTTTATACTCAATGGTGAAGTCTTCCAACGTTACGTCTGGAAGACTGTCAACGATAAGGCCACACCATCGACGTGCGTCTGTTCGGTTTGAGTTCGCGTCCCAGTTTTCAGGTTGCTCCCAGTTGAAGACGATATTGGTTTTGCCCATACCCGCACCCTTAATACCACGGATACCAGCGTGACGCTCATCCATGCGAATCTGCTCATCAAGAGTGTATGTACCTTCACCGAACTCGATGAAGGACTTTGTTGCTGCGGCGCATTCGATAGCCGTCTTAATTGCCTGACTATCACTCATGCCGAGTGCCTTAAGCAGGTCAACTTTTACATATCCGATTTCACAAGACATGCCTTACTCCAGTTGTGATAAAAAAAAC